GGTCATCTTATTGATGATGTCTATCCCTTATCAGATTATGCAAATTGCCGTGTACTTGCTTCTGGCACTGCGGAAGATTTATTGGTTCCTGCTGGCGCTAAGTTTTGCACACTCACCGCCGATGGCACGTTTTACTTCAATATGAACGGCACTGCTGCAAAACCAACTGCTGATATTACTGATGGCTCATCTTCGCGGATCGGCAATGCGTCTGGCACTAGCTTGGTTGTAGAGGCTGGCGAAAACATCAGCGTTGTAGCTGATGCAACAAGGATTGTTACTGCTACATTTTGGAGTGAGTAATGGCTGCTAAAAAGAAAAAGCCAAAGGGTCTTTACGCAAATATTCACGCTAAAGCAGATCGCATTAAGGCTGGATCTGGTGAAAGAATGCGTAAGAAGGGTGCAAAGGGTGCGCCTACTGATAAAGCTTTTAAGGCTGCTGCGAAGACTGCAAACCCTCGTAAAAACAGGAAAGCGTAATGCGTTGTGGATACAAGAAAAAGGGCCGCAAGGGCGGTAAGAAAAAATAATGGCTAGACAGTATTCCCCAGAAGAGTTGGGCATGACCCGCGCAAAGCCTGTTGGTGGTAATAGCCCTAAAGCCAGCGATAGAACAAAGTCTGGTTCTGGCGGCAAGGGTGGTCGTAAAGATGTAAACCCTGAAACAAAAACTGGTAAATCGGCCATCACGCGCAGTCGTGGCGGTGGGTTTGGTTATTATGACGATAGAGGCAAATATGTCTCTGCGTTTACTGATGCGATTGATGGTGGCGGTAAAAACCAATCTGGAACATATTTTGCTGGTGGGCCTTTATCAAATATTCTGAACGTGATGAAGGTTGCACCTAAAGGTTCTGGTGATGTGCCGCGTGAAAGAATTGGCTACCGCGATATGGCTGATATGTTCGATCAGGGTGGCCCACAGGCAAGCGGTGGTGGCTTTAGGGGCGCGGGTGGATTTAGCGGTATAGGCAATATAGCCAATATGCTTACCGGCAATCAAAGCGAGCGCGTTGGGTATTACGATGAGGGTGGCCGGTTTTATGAGCCGCCAGCAGCACCGGCTTCATCTGGTGTTTTAGGCTCCGGTCAAAACACGCAAAGAGATCCTGTCAACGATATGGTCGCTGGAGAAAATTTATTTAATTATCCAGTTATGGGGCCAGAAGATTTTGCGCCTTATCCAAAAGAGCCATTAGCCCCAGCGCCAAGTGTTCAATCCGAAATGAACTTGCCAGATGCAATGAATTACGGCGGTGGCCTTACGATGCAATTTCAAAAACCTATGATAAAAGATGAAACCTTTTTTGATCCTGTTAAAAGATCGTATCGCAAGGGTTTTTCTGATGTAAATCTTGCTTCAGATATGGTTGCCCCAACAATGGCTCCTACAACGCTATCAAACGATGGTGGGCGTTTACAGCAAATGAAAGCGGATCTTTCAGCAATGGGCTTTGACCCTATGGGTTTTAATGATGCTGACGTTATGGAATTGCATAAACTTTATGTTGGTGGGATTGTTGAGTGACAAAAGCAAAACCTAAAAGCCGAAAGTCTGGCCCAAGCTTATCCGTAGGGCGCGGAGAAAAGCTGTCTGTAAAGCGTGGCGGTGGTTTAACGGCTAAGGGTAGGGCAAAGTATAATAAGGCCACGGGAAGCAATCTCAAGGCTCCTGCGCCTAGCCCAAAGACGAAGAAAGAGAAGGCCCGTAAAAAGTCATTCTGCGCCAGATCACAGGGCTGGACGGGTGAACGGGGCAAGGCTGCGCGTAAAAGGTGGAAGTGTTAAATGTCTGGCCGTGGATTAAGAGCAGTTAGCGATCTTGGGCAAACCTTGCTTGGTTATTTGTTAAAAGCTGATGATATTGTAGCGAATACGCCTCAAAAGCAAATGGCAAAGCGGATCTTGCAAATGCGAGAGCAAGGTAATGCTTCAGCGGTTACAGATGAAATGATGAACCAAGCAGATCCGCAAACAATGTTTAATTATACTCCGATGACTATGGACACGGCCTCAAGAATGGATCGCGCCAGAGCGCTTGGTTTCATCCCAGAGGAAAGACAATTTCATGGTTCATCTTCCCATGGGGATATAGATAGATTTGCCTTTGATGATCCAGAGCGTCCGATCTACACATCAAGCAACCCAGCAGTTTCTAATACATACACCGACAGAACAGACAGCGGTATGTATGATTTGTTGGTAAATCGCGGTGATCCTTTTGATTTCTCAGCAGACGCCAGTGGCGCACATTACAGAGGTTTAAACCCATATATTAGGGCCGATGATGGAAACCAATTGTTCAATCATTTTCAAAAATCTGGAGTTGACATAGATACTGATAGCGAAACGCCTTTGCAGTTTCCATTATCTGATGTTTTGACAGGGAAAGATGATGATCCCGACATTTTAAAAAGAATTGATTTTTTGCAGGGCGTAACGGGTTCAACGCCTAATGAGATACCATTATCTCCTATGTCTACTGATACAATTGCAAACGCAATGCTTGACACTATGGAGATCCCTTCATCTCAAGATGGTGGAAGAATTACATATGGCCGATTAGAAAACATTATTGATCGTGGCCCATATTCCCCGCGTCCTGATGAGGTTCCAGACATTTACAAGGATTATAAAGATTTTCAAGCAGCGGCAAGGAGCCCATCCACTGACCAAATCATAACTGATGCAACTAGAGTTAGGTCAAGGTTTGCGAGGTTTGATCCTGCGTTTTCTCATTTAAAAAATCTTACTGCTGCCGGTTTGCCGGTAAGTGTTGGCCTTTCATATTTGTTGAATGACCCCGACACTACAGAAAAAGAAATAGAGCAATATCTTGCAGAGGTTAAGGGCTAATGTCTGGATTTATAGATTGGCTAATGTCTAACAGAGGCGCTTTACAGCCAGAATACCGTGACCCGCGTGAAAGTGTCGGTAGGCAGTATTTAAGAGAGGCTGCATCAGATTTGAATGATGCTGTAAATGCTTACGAAGTACCTTCAATGAACCCTGTTTTTACACTGCCAAAGTTACTTCTTGCGTTAGATCCTGCAATTAGATCAGGAACAGGTGCGGCAGTATCAACGGCTCAATCTCTTTCTGAAGGGTTCCCATTTTTTCAAGATGAAAAGTCAAGTGACAGAATGGGCCGTGATTTAATTGCGTTAGTTGATGAAAGCCCCGTTGAAATGATGGTCGCGCCTTATGCGGGCATATTAGATAAAGCTGGTGAGTTTGGTTCTATGGTCAAGAGATCACGGCCATATCTTCTTGGCGATACATTGGAGGGAAACCCTGATGTAATGAATTTGCCAGAAAAGGGCAGACCAGCAGCGGTAGGCATTCCAGATGAAGGCAGATTTTCTTCTAGGCCGATTGCTGAAGTGCAAAGCGCATCTCGCAAATATATGGACGAAACCGGCATAGATATTCCAGAATATATTGAATACCCAGAATTAGATCAGCAGCGGGCTAAATATATCGCAGCAGCGTATGAGCGCATGAAGCACGATCCAGACAACCCAGAAGTTAAAGCAGCGTATGAGGCGCTTAAAAACGAAACTATGGCGCAGTATGAAGCGCTAAGAGATACTGGAATAGATTTCAAGTTTTTGCGCGAAGGCCAGACAGATCCATACGCAAAAAGTCCCGCGATGGGTTATCAGGATGTTGTGGAAAACAAAGAATTGACTGTATTTCCTACTGACTTTGGCTACGGATCTGGCGAATTTGATGCATCAGACAACCCATTATTAGGTTTTGTTGGTCGAGTTGGCGATAAGGAAGATGCTGTTGCAAATGACGCTTTTCGCGTTGTGCATGATATGTTCGGTCATTTAGGCGCAGGAAACCCTCAATTCAGAGCAAAAGGCGAAGAACGCGCATGGTTAGAGCATAGCAGGATGTTTAGCCCAGAAGCTCGCAAGGCCATGACAACTGAGACACGCGGCCAAAATAGCTGGTTAAACAGCGGGCCATTCGCAGATCAGAATGCTACCGCTTTGGGCGCTGATACAGTGTTTGCGGATCAGAAAGCCGGTTTGTTGCCAGATTGGGCTGTAGATCCAGAGGGTATGCCAAAAGGTATTGAGCGTGATGAGCTAGACGAAATCATCAAGAAGTGGGGCAAATAATGGCTAAAGGTTTAAAAGCTGTTTCAGAGTTAGCAAAAGGCTTGCTTGATTTGTTTCATTACTCTGATGAAGTGCGTCCAGTTATTGATCCATTGCAACATCTAAGCAATCCTAACATTCGTGGCATGGAGCGTGATTTGGCTTACGGAACGCGCTTGTCTAAGTATGGTGAAGTGCCAGAGGTCATATATGATCCTTACCCGCCACAATCCTATTTTGGAACATCGGGATATATACCAGAAAGCGGGTTAGGTGGCGTAATTCATAGAGCGCCAGCGGAAGCAGAAGGGTTTTATGATGTATCAGAAGATTTTAAAAAGTTTATGCCCTTAGCGCGTGAAGAGGTAATGGACAGACTGGCAACATTTGATAAGAAATTTTCACCGCCAGAAGTAAACGCAATGGTGCAAGGTAGGGCTATGAGCCTTGCAAAAGAGGCCAAATATTTAGGTTTAAGCAATAGAAAATATAGGCCAAATGTATATACTCAATTTAACGAAGTGATCCCGCAAGAGGTTCAACCGTTGGGGCAAGAAATGATGTCACTGGTGGAATACCTAGAGAGCATAAAAAAATGACAGAATATGAAATAGAAGTTGATGATATGGGTCTGGGTTTAATGCGCAGTGATCCATTTTACAAAAGCATTGATGTTATCAAGGAAGAGGCTACTGGCACAATGCAGAAGCGTTATTTGGTAAAAGTAATAGAAAGTGAAGAAAATGCCTATTACAAATTACAGTGAACTAAAATCCAGCATAGCTGATTTTCTCAACAGGGATGATCTAACGTCAACAATCCCTAGTTTCATTGCTTTGGCTGAAGCTAACTTTAATCGCAAAATCAGACATTGGCGGCAAGAGAAAAGGTCAACAGCTATTGTAAGCGCACAATACACTTCTTTTCCTTCTGACTTTATGGAGCCAATCAGGTTCAGCCTTACAAGCGACAACACGCGGCGGCTTGAAATGGTGGGTCAAGGAACCATGATGGAGATGCGCGAAAACAATAAAGACACATCTGGCATACCTCAGTTCTTTGCTATTACTGATGGATCGTTAGAGTTGTTCCCTACCCCAGCTTCAGATCATACTATTGAGATGGTTTATTATGGTAAGCCAGCAGCACTAAGCGATAGTAACGCGACGAATTGGTTGCTGACTTACTACCCTGACGCGTACCTTTACGGATCTCTTATGCATAGTGCGCCTTACTTGGCAGACGATGGCCGCACTCAGATATGGGCGGCATTGCTGCAAAGTGCAATTGATGGTATAAATCAGGACAGCGAAGAGGCAAAATTCAACAGCGCGGGGCAGCGCATTAAGATCAGGAGTTACTAATGGCGACTTTAAATGATCGGGTTTTAGACAACGGTCTAACCGTTCTGGACACGGAGGCCAGCCGCGTTGATATTTGCTCGCAGGAGCCAACATCATATGCGGAAGCGACAAGCACATATACGCTTGGAAACGAAACCAGCATAAGCATATCTGCTCCCGCTGATGCCTCGCCAAACGGGCGAAAGGTTACGCTGGCGGCTGTAAGCGGCGCGTCTGTAACCGGCACCGGCACGGCTACCCACTATGCCATATCCGACACCAGCAACAGCCGCTTGCTGGCGACTGGCTCTCTGTCGGCATCTCAAGTGGTTACATCTGGCAACACATTCTCGTTGACGGCATCTGATATCCGCATCCCAGATCCAGCGTAAGGTATAGACATGGTTGTGCTGACAAACAGAGCTAAGGTGGCAACCAGTACAACTGGCACTGGCACCATTACCCTTGGCGCAGCAGAGGATGGCTACCAGACAT